CACCCCCACCCCCGGCTTGAGAACGGCACCTCTGAACACGGCCACTTCGCCTCCTTGCGCTTGGACCAAGGCCCACTGTCCGCCCTCTACATCCCCGCCACCACCAAGGACGCTGAGACTATGCGGCGATTCTTCTTGGAAGCGGCCCTCGCCTTGGAGGCCTACCTCGCTGAGGTGGACCCCTCGGTCTTTGAACTTCCGGCTACACTGGAGGGGTGAGGAGGCCCCATGCAACCCTGCCCGACCTGTGAAGCCATCCGAGCGCGTGGAATGATGACGCCGCCCTCCCATGTGACCGCCGCCCAAGCGGCCCGCATCCTGGAGGTGACCAAGGGAGCCATCCACCACCGCATCAAGCGGGGCACCTTCACCACTGAGCTTTGGTATGGTTCGGTGATGATCCCGCTCGACCAAGTCTCGAAGGCGCTGGCCGCCAAGCCGCCAAAGACCATCCCCCACGTCTGACCAAAGGAGCCCCTCACCGGGCTCCTTTTTTTTGTGCCAGGATTCAGTCCGGTCACGCTCACCTTTACTTGGGGTAGTTGAGACCCAATCTCACCTTGGGGCCCGATGCCATCCGGCCATCCGGCCATCCGAGGCCATCCGAGGCCATCCGAGGCCATCGGCGGAGGCCTCAATTTAAGGCTTTGGAGCCATCGGCGGCCCCAAGGTAGCGGCCCGACCCTTCCGTGCCTCTGGTAGGCCTTCACGGCTCACCACGGGGCTTGGCGAAATGGTAAACAAAAGGCGAAAATAGGGCGAATACAACCAAGCCGGAATATAGGCTGGCTCTGGACATTCGGAGCCAGATAGGTCACCGTGAGGCATCCAGGGGGCGCGAAATGGACACGGGGCAGACCCATTTCAGGAACGGCGAGGATGTGTGCCGCTTCATGGCTGACCAATCCGATGGCGTGTGCCTCCTCGCCTTCAGCCGTGGGAAGGATTCGCTGGCCTCCTACTTCCAACTGAGGCGGTTCTTCAAGCGCGTGGTGATCTACCATTGTGCCCCGGTGCCCGGCCTCCAGTTCATAGAGCGCGACTTGGACCGCTGGGAAAACTACTTCCAACAGCCCATCGTCCGCCTCATCCACCCGCAGTTCTTCCGCATGGTCCAGAACGGTATCTTCCAGCCGCCAGAGCGCAACGAGGCCCTGGACGCCCTCTACGGCAAGCTCGGATCCTTCGAGGCGCTCGACCTCCAGGAGCGCGTGAAGCGGGACCACCTCCTCGACCTGGACAATACCTACACCGCCGTGGGGCTCCGCGCCTTGGACAATCTCAGGCGGCGGACGCACTGCAAGCGAAACGGACAGGTCATCCACTCGAAAAAAATGTTCTACCCCGTGTGGGATTGGACCAAGGACAGGCTCATCTCGGAAATCGTGAACCACAAGGCCAAGCTCCCTGTGGACTACCAAATGTGGGCGGGCTCCATGGACGGCGTGATCGGCCAGTGGACCGTGCCCCTCGCCCGGCGCTTCCCCGAGGATTGGGAGCGCCTGAAGTTCTGGTTCCCACTCGCGGACGCCGAACACTTCCGCTTCGCCATGATGAGGGTCTGACCATGAGCAAGAAGAATCCCACCCGAACCGAGAAGGAACAGGCCGCCACGGTCCAGGAAATCCACGACAAGTTCGCGGCCAGCGTGAAGAAGGAGCTTGTGGACTTCCGTGCCCTCACTGACACGGAATACTGGTTCGCCGTCTGCTTCCGCACCCGAGAACAGAAGGAGGCGTTCCTCGCCGCCATCGGCCAGCCCGCAGGGGAGAACAAGTATCTCAACGGTGAAACCCTGGCCGTGAGACTCGGCATCGGTGATCGCGTCCTTCCCCTTGGCGCTGAAATCCAAAAAAGAAATACCAAGACCGTTGACAAGCGACTCGCGCAGTTGACTTAATCTAACCATTCACCGCCGCGTCCGTTGGCGTGGCACTCTCAGGAAGGGAGGACACCATGGCGACCAAAGCCAAAGCCAAGGCTCCTGCCAAGAAGAAGGCCCCCGCCAAGAAGGCGAAGGCCCCCGCCAAGAAGGCTGGCGGGAAGAAGAAGGCTCCCGCCAAGATCCGTGGCCGGGCCAGTTCCTCAAGGAGTGGGGGCGGCGGAAGCGCCACCTAGACCCACAACCTGCACCACAGCGCCCCGGCTAGGCTCACGCTTTTCCGGGGCGCTCTCATCTCAACTTACTGGAGGGCGAAATGGCAAAGAAGGCGTGGCGGAACAGGATCGTGGGGCATGGCGAGGAGCCGCCCGAGAACCTCCTGGCGAATCCGCAGAACTGGCGCATCCACCCCGGCTCACAACAGGCCGCGCTCAAGGGCGTCCTCAACGATGTGGGCTTGGTCCAGTCTGTGATCGTCAATAGGCGCACGGGATTCCTGGTGGACGGCCACATGAGGGTGATGCTTGCGCTCAAAGAAGGCCAGCCTACCCTGCCCGTGGTCTATGTGGACCTCACCGAGGCGGAGGAGGCCAAGATCCTCTCCACGCTGGATCCCATCGCCGGGCTGGCCGTGACCGACAAACAGCAACTCGCCGGCCTCTTGGAGTCCGTCCGATCCGATGATGAGGGCCTCTCCAAGCTCCTGGCTGACCTGGGCGGTGCCGCTACCGCCGTGCCCGCGTCCACCGCCACTGGCGATCCCTACCCTGAGCAGGCCGACGAGGGTGCTGCATGGGAGCCTACGGACCACGGTGAGGACGATTTAGGGCCGGAAGGAGACCCTGACACCCCGTTTAACCCATCGAATGTCCGGTATGATGACGCTCCGGGGCCAAAGAAGTGTCCCCACTGTGGCGCTGATTTGACATCATAGGAGGCTAGACCAATGGCGAACCCCAACCAAAAGCTCAGGCCGATGAAGGTGCGGACCCGTGAGCGGATGGCTCAGGCCATGACCCTCCGCATCGCCGGGGCCACATTCGAGCAGATCGGCAAGGAACTCGGATGCTCGAAGCAACGTGCCTGTCAACTTGTGGACTACGGCTACACCGAGAAGGGCATCCAGTGTGCCCAAAGCGCGGAAGTCCTCCGAGCCATGGAGGCTGACCGCCTCGATGCCATGCACCTCCGGCTCTGGCCCCAGGTCAACGCGGGCGACCAAGGTGCGGTGAACACCGTGCTGAGGATCATGGAACGCCGGGCCAAGCTCTACGGCTTCGATGCCCCTGACGCCCTGGCCCTCCTCGGCCCCAACGGTGGGCCCGTGCAGACCCAAGCCGTGGACCTGGACCTCTCTGGCTTGAGCGATGAGGAGTTGGCGCTTCTCCAGAAGGTCATGGGCAAAGCGAAGCCGGTCAAAACCATCCCCATGGACTAGCCCATGGGCATCCCATTGGCATCCCCGTGGACGCCCGATCAGGTTGAACTGGCGGCCCGGCGGCGATGGCTCTTGGAGTTCATCAAGGGCACCTACCCAGGCTATGAGGCCGGGTGGTTCGCCGCCGAGGTGTGCGCCGAGCTTGACTGGTTCCTCCGTGAGACCGTGGCCGGGAGAGCCCCGCGCCTCATGCTCTTTGCCCCGCCCCGCTCCGGCAAGTCTGAGATTGTCTCCAGGCGCTTCCCCGCCTTCGCCCTCGGCAAGTACCCTAATCTGCGCTTCATCGCCACCTCCTACGGTGGCGGCCTCGCGGCGGCCATGAACCGCGATGTCCAGCGCGTGATCGACACGCCCGAATACCGCGCCATCTTCCCTGGCATCGGGCTCAGTGGGAAGAACATCAAAACGAGCGCCCATGGGAACTATGTCCGCAACTCTGAGGCCTTCGAGATTGTGAACTTCAATGGCGGCTACAAGTGCGCTGGCGTGGGCGGCGGCATCACGGGCTTGGGCGGAGACATCCTCCAGATTGACGATCCCATCAAGGATGCAGAGCAAGCCAACAGCCCTGTCTACCGGGAGAAGGTGTGGGAGTGGTACACCAGCACCTTCTACACCCGCAAGATGCCGGGCGCGGGCATCCTCATCATCCTCACCCGCTGGCATGAGGATGATTTGGCTGGGCGGCTCCTCAGGCAGATGGAGAACGGTGACGGCGACCAATGGAAGGTGGTGAGCTTCCCCGCCATCGCTGAGAAGGATGAATACAGCTCCATCACGGGCAAGCTCCTGAGGCGTGAGGGCGAGGCCCTCCATCCAGAGCGGTATCCCCTGGAGGAACTGGAGGCCATCAAGGTGGCCGTGGGCGGGCGCGTGTGGGCCAGCCTCTACCAGCAACGCCCGGCGGCGGCGGAGGGATCCATCTTCAAGCGCGACTGGTGGCGCTACTACAAGACGCCCGAGGGTGAGCCCGCCGACATCATCAAGGCGCTGGGCATCACCTCAGTGGTTCAATTTTGGGATACGGGCTTCAAGACTGGGCAAGACAACGACCCCAGCGTGTGCATCACCCTCGGCACAGCGGAGAACCGCTACATGGTCCTGGACCGATGGAAGCAAAAGGTCGAGTTCCCCGATCTGAAGCGGGCCCTGCCCGTGCAGCACGCCAAATGGAAACCGTCAGTTGTCCTAGTGGAGGACAAGGCATCCGGCCAGTCCCTCATCCAGGAGATGAAGCGCGAGACCCGCATCCCGATCATCCCCATCCCTGTGGACCGGGACAAGGTGGCCCGCGCCAACGCCGTGACCCCCATGCTGGAGGCCGGGCTTGTTTATCTCCCCGAGGATGCCCCGTGGGTCTCTGACTTCGTGGATGAGCTTGCCACCTTCCCCAACGCGGCCCATGACGATCAGGTAGACGCCTTCGATGGGGCTCTGGAATACTCGGCCAGGGGAGGCGGAGGCATGGGCTTCTTCGAGTGGCTCCGGCGCAAGGCTGAGGAACGCAAGGCCAAGAAGGATGAATCCGTAGCTTGAACTGCCCGCTAGACTCTAAACGATAGGAGACCCCATGGCGACCCCCGCAGGAGGTAAACAGTTCGAGCCCGGCATCATCGAGCGCGTGGCCGCGTCCCTCCGCTACACCTTCACGGGTGAGGCGCCCCCTTGGTTCGGCCCCAATGAGCCCATGAAGCCCCAGGCCCCTGAGAATGTGAAGGGGCGGCCCACTGACTTCCCCGTGGGCATGAACCTCTCCTCCAGGCCGCGATCTGAGCAGGGTGACAACGCCATCACCTTCGATGTCCTCCGCCGAGTCGCTGACCCTGCCATGGGCGGGCTCGATCTTGTCCGCCTCGCCATCGAGACCCGCAAGGATCAGATGGAGGGCCAGAAGTGGGTCATCAAGGGCAAGGACGGCAAGGACGGCGGCCAACGCGCCAAAGACCTGACCATGGCCCTGAGGCGCCCCGACCTCGTTCACACCTATCGCCAATGGGCCCGCCAGCTTTGGGAAGACCTATTGGTCATTGACGCGCCCACGATCTACTTCAGGCCCATGGTGGACGGCTTCAAGATCCCCGAGGTGATGGACGGGGGCACCATCAAGATCCTGGTGGACCCCAACGGGCGGCGGCCCATGCCTCCCGACCCGGCCTACCAGCAATTCCTCAAGGGCCTTCCGGCCAACGACTACACCCTGGACGAGATTCTCTACACGCCGCGCAACCTCCGCTCCAATCGGTTCTACGGCATGAGCCCTGTGGAGCAAACGCTCAACATCATCAACCTCGGCCTCAAGCGCCAGCTTCATGTGACCGCCTACTACACGGCGGGCAACATCCCTGAGCAGATCATCGGGACGCCAACTCTGTGGAACCCCGATCAGATCCAAGCCGCACAAGACTGGCTGGACTCTATCCTGGAGGGCAACCTCGAAGCCCGGCGCAAGCTCATCCTTGTGCCTGGAGGCATGGACCCCAAGCCACTCAAAGACCCCAACCTGAAGGACGAGATGGACGAGTGGATCGCCCGTATCGTGTGCTGGAGCTTCAGCCTGAGCCCCGGAGCTCTGGTCCGGGATATGAACCGGGCCACGGCGGGCACCAACGCTCAGATATCCAAGGAGGAGGGTCTGGAGCCCGTGAAGGAGTGGTGGGCCGATGTGATGAACGAGGTGATCGTGCGGTGCTGGGGCGCTGACGATCTGGAGTTCGCATACGAGGATGAGGAAATCGTGGACCCGACCACCAAGGCCACCGTGCTGTCCACCTATGTGACGGCCAAGATCATCACGCCCGATGAGGCCCGAGACAAGCTGGGCCTCGACCCGCTCACCGATGATCAGAAAAAAGAAATGACCCCTCCTGCGCCTGTAGCCTTGGAACCCACGGGGAAACCCACGGGCTCCCCTGGGGAAGGCGGTGACTCGCCCTCCACGCCAGCCCCAGGTCAAGGCGGGGAGCCGGGGAACAATCCCGTGCCGGGCGATGAATCCAAGGCTGGGAAGGTTCAAAAAAAAAGTTCAATTCGGCCACTCAATCGGAACCGGGCATCCACGAAGAAGGCTGTGAAGGCGGTCAAAGGTGCCGCCATCGCTTACTTCAGCGTTATCCGTAAGGCCATCCTCGCCAAGGTGAAAACCACCAAGCTGGCGAAGCTCCGCAAGGCAGACCTCACCGCCGAGCAAGTCCAGGCCATCATCGCCAACATCCCCGCGAAGTCCCGCAACCAGTTCATCCGCTACCTGCAAGACGCTCTGAACGAGATGGCGTCCGATGGTGGCGAGATGGCTGTGGATCAGGTCTTTGAGATGATCGACGCCGGGGAGACCGACATTGAGGCCATGCTCTCCCAGGTGAATGAGAAGGCCGTGGCATGGGCCGAGGAACACGCCGCCGAATTGGTCACCGACATTGACGCCACCACTGAGGACGCCCTCAACGGCTTGGTGAGCCGATCCATTGAGGAGGGGTGGACCAACCAGGAGCTTGCCGATGCCATCGAGGAGATGGGCGCCTTCAGCGAGTCCAGGGCCGAGATGATCGCACGCACGGAAACGGCCATGGCCGACATACAGGGCAACCTCATGGGCTACCGCGAGTCCGGCGTGGTGGATTCCAAACAGTGGCTGGTGGCACAGGACGATGTATGCGAGGACTGTCTTGACATGGACGGCATGGTCGTGGACCTGGATTCCGAGTTCCCCGGAGGCGATCCGCCTCTCCACCCTAACTGCCGGTGCGAT